CTCTAGTGAAAGAATACTCGTTGTTTGATCCAGGAACAGCATAAGTAACAGCTGTTTTAAGTAATACCGCTTCATCAGCAACACCACCTGATCCAGCAACAATAGCGTAAGTAATGTCTACTGTCGCTACAGCTGAAGCACCAGTACCAGAAATAGCAGCAACTACTTCTACCATGTTGTCACAGTTTACAAGAACTTTGTTACTTGCACCGTTAGATAATTTTAAATATCCCATAATTTCTATTCTTTTAAATGTTAATAATTATATAGTTGACTTGAATAACACGAAGTTATTAGCAGCTTGTGTAACTAAACATCTTTCAGATAAGAAATTAACAGTCATTGCATCTAAATCAGAAGTGTAAGCACCTCCAACAGATCCAGTAACCCATGACTTCATTCTACGATCATCAGCTTGAGAAGCTCTATATCTCACGTGTAAGAAAGGTCTTCTAATGTTAGATCCTAAACTTTGATCATAAACAGTTGATGTTCCAGCAGGAATCATTACACCGTCAATGTCTCCGATTAATCCTCTAGTTGAAAAGTCATTTAGATATTTCCAGTCAGTCTTATAAAAATCATAAGAACCTCTTCTAAATCCTGAAAATCCAAAATTCATTGCCATTTCAGCTTCGTTGTCAAAAAGACCGTAAGAAGCAGCTTGAGTAGAAGCATAACCTCCACCAGCTTGAGCAGCAATCATATCATCAAAATCAAGAGCAGTAGCTCTAGATAAGAATAACATATTTTCTTCAATAGCACCTTGTGTATCTAATTGTTTTAGGATAGTATCAAAATCACCTAATGCACCAGCTCCAGGAGCAGCAGCACCAGCAAAATCGTTATAAACGTTTCCTCTTGCTTCGATAGCAGCAAATAAACCTTCAGAACCAGGTCCATTTTCATCAGCAGCAGGAGCGCCTAAACCTAAAGTAACCGCACCAGCAGCGCCATTATTAACAGCTTCAACCATAGACATTTCTAGGTAATCTTCAAATCTTAATCTTGTTTCAGACTCAGACTTCAAATACCATAAGTATCCATTTGTTCCATCTTCAGTAGCAACTTCTACCCAACCAATTTGAGCTGTATCAGAACCTGATACTTCAAACTTATCTCTTAAGATAATTGGTTTGTTAGAAAATTGTGTTAAAGTTGGCTCAATACTAGACATTGCAGAGTAACCGCTAACTCCATCAGCAGCACCAGAACCTTTAGCAAATTCAGAACCATATACAAATACTTTAACAACTGTACTAGCTAATGCTGTTGCAGCAGCTACACCGTAGGTGTCAAAAGCTACAGTAGAAACTAGTGGATTTCCAGCAGGAACTCCAGGAGCTGCATTTACTCTAGCTTTAAGAGTAGTTAATCCATCAGAAATAACTATTGTATTACCAGCTTTTATAGCGCAAGTTTTATTAGCTTCAAGTGGAACTGTCATTGACAGGCCATTAGCAGCTACAGTACAACCTTCGTAAGAAACGTGTAATCTATTTTGTTCAGACCAAATTACTTGATCAGATGTCATAGGCATTTCAGCGCCTACCATTCTCAAGAAACCACCTAAAGTTCGGTTTCCGTATCTTTCTACTTCCGCTTCGTAAAGCTCAGGTAGATATTGTTGTGCAAAGTTTCCACCAGTTGCATTGTCAAAACTCAAGTAATTTGACGCTAACGTCATTTGAGTCTGATGAGGCAAGAGTGATGGAGGAAAAGCTCCAGTTGGAGCATTGTTTTGAAAACTCATGTTTTATCTTTTATTTGTTTTTATTTATTCTTAATTTTAACTTTGAACTATCCACACCACTAATTGCTTTTACTTTCATTCCTCCAATAAAAACATCTCCCGTAGACGTTGGCCTAAGTTCATTGTTTAAATTTTTAGATTTAGCCATTACATCTTTAACAGCATCGGCCTTGCCTTGCTCATAAAAATGATTAGCGATAGTATCAGCGTTTTGTGCTGCAAAAATAGCTTTGTGATAACCTTTATAGTCTTTAACTTCCCCTTTATTATCTAAGAACTTCCCGATTAGGTTCGTAAGATCAGATTGATTACTAGCAACAGAGTCTATATCATTAACACCGTATCTAAATTTCTTTTCATTTAAATTAAACTCAAAACCTTTGAATTCGTTATTAAAGAAATTTTTAGTAGTTGATTTAAACGTGTCATGTTGCTGTTTAACCATTTTTTGTTCTTCGTTGTGTCTATTGAAAAAGTCCATAGCTTTTTGTTGTTCCTGAGTAACGCCCGGTCTCAACTTGATCTCGTCGTAATATTTACTCTTGGTTTCCTCTAAAAAGTTAGTGGCTTTGGCAATTTCTTCTTTGTAAGCAAGTTTTTTCTTTCTTATATCTCGCTCTTCATCCAAATCTTCATCATATGAAAAGTTATCTTCTAATAAAAAGTTAACTTCCTCCATGTTAAGATGTGGCTTAGTCTGTTTGTAATACTCTTTTAATAAAGTATCTTTATCTACATTTGAGTAATCAGCGTTTAACCTAACGTAGTCCTCAACTGTTCCACCTGTATCTTCCATAAAGCTTACCAGTTTTTCTATGTTTTCTGGTAGTTTTATTTCTGGTTGTCTTTCAACAACGTCTTTTACTATAGGTGCTTTTATTTCTTCAGCAACTTCTTCTTCTGTAATTTCAGATATAGGAGATGTAGTTTCTTCTTTTGTTTCTACTACTTCTTCTTTAGCTTCTACTTTTTCTTCTTTAATTACAGGTTCTTCTTTAATAGTTACTTTATCTACAGGTTTTTCTTCTTCTTTAACCTCCTTTTTTTTAGATAAATCTATTTTAGCTGTTGTTGCTTTTTTATTAGTAAGTTTTTTTACTTTAGGTTTCTTAACCTTAAACTCACCTTGTTCTAATTCCCCTTTGGGGTTTTCTTTTATTTCTTCTGACATAATATAATATAATAGTTAATATAAAATTATTTAGGGCCAAACTGCTCTAAACCAAAACCGCCCATAGTATCATTACCTGCGGATTCAAAGTTTTTAGGTAATAAATCATTTTTTCTTTGATCTATAAGCTCAGACTGCTGTGTAGCTTGCATTTCTGTTCTTTGATCTTTTCTATCTTCTTTATAAGCTTCATCCTGCTGCTTAGCTTTAGACTGAGCTTGAGTTAACTGCATGTTGTAATTAAACTCTAACTCCATTAACTGTTGTTTGATTTGAGCTTCTCTTTCCATTTTTTGTATAGCAAATTGAGATTTAGCTTGTTCGTAGTTAATATTTTGCTCAGATATAACTTGTTGCTTTTGAGCTTCTGCTAAAGATATTTGTTCAGCCGCTTGAGCATTTGCTTGAGCTTGTGCTTGCATGTTCTGTTGTTGTATTTGCTGGTCTTTAGCTTGTTTTTCTTTTCTTCTTTTCTTAAGCATTTGATTAGCTAACTTTAAATTGTTAACTTGTCTAATATCAATTGCATCTTCAAGATCTATTTGACCACCTTTTAAAGCTATTTGTATATTCTGCTCTAACACTTGCTTTTCTTCTTCATCAGGTTCTAGCTCTAAGAAAATACCAAAGTCATGCATATTAACTTTAGATAACTCTTGTAGTGTAGCTACATTGTATCTAGATATACTAGAAGCTAATGTTTGCATAGTTAATGGAAACATTAAAGCATCAGCTATTCTTAATGATATATTTTCACAAGTTCTAAGAGTTAAGTATAAGCTAGCTTGTAATATGTGTCTAGTTGCTACATTTGAGTTAGCTGCAGCTAATTTTTGTAAACCAACTAATGACTGCTTGTCTGGCAGTGTACCATCTCTAGCTTCATTAAGTCCCGTCACGTCTCTAATCATTTTAAGATAATACTCATAAGTTTGTATCAATGATTGCATTTTGCTCCCACCAGAACTAGATTGTAGTTCTTGTATTGGTACTTTACCTGGATTCATACCACCATCTTGAGTCATTGATCTACCAACTACAGAACCTGTTTGAAAATACATGTTCAAAGCTTCAGATGGATTATAATTAGTACCATTACCTAAATCTACTTCTGCTAAACCATCCATATCTAAGTAAACTCCATCAGGAACTACTCTAGACATTACCTGTTGCAGTTTTAAATGTGTTAGCTGTATCATATCAGCAAAACCAGTTATCCTGCTTACGATTGATTCTATACGACCTTTGTACATTCTAGGAGCTACGATATTATAGTTCATGTTAACTTTAACAGTGTCGGCATAAGGCCTAGTCATATTTTCAGCTAATTCCCACTTTAATATCTTGTTGTGACCTAGTATTTTAGCTCCAGAATAAAGAACTTCAATAGCTCTAAATGCTTTTGAAAATGAATCTGTTTCTGGCGGATTAAAAGTATCAGTTTTTTCTATAGCTTTTTCAAGGCCATTAGCTGTTTCTTTTATCTTAAACACTTGGTTAGCATAAGTCTTATATTCAAAGTACATTACTTGAACTGTGTTATCGTCATAACGACCACTCCAGTTTCTAGTATAGTTTTGATTACCTGGATATTTTTGTATTTCTTTTAATTCTTCAGCGGTTAAATAAGGAAATTGTTTTTTAAGCTCTGGTAAACTAATTGACTTAACTTCACCTACATAATATAAATCTTCAAAATTAGGATCTTCACTGTATGAATAAACTAAACTAGCTGGATCAACATAATCTAGTGTGACTCCTTCAGATCTATTAAAATCAGTTTTAACACAAGATATACCTAATACAGTTAAATCATAATTTAATCTTCTTCTAATTAAATCGTATTTGTTATTAGCTAATACATTGTTAATTACTTCTTCTTCAGCTACTTCAATAGACTCTTTGTAACTCATTTGCATGTGAAGTTCTATATCTTCTTCACTTTCCATAGCTAAGCCTTTGCCGCCTGATTTAGAAACATCCATACCAGTCATTTGACTTATTTGATTTATAAGATCTTTTTGTCTCATATCTCTCGCTAATGCTTCTGCATAGGCAGTTCTCTTAATTAAAGACTCAGGGTCTTGAGCGTAAGCTTTAATCTCATAGTTTCTTTGAGACATACCATTAACAACTATATCAACAAACTTAGGAATTACTGGTACAGGTTTCCAGTCTAAATTTAAATAAGATAAATCACCATTAATAGAAAGTTCGTCTTTATATTTTTGTACAGATTGTTCTCCTCTTGCATATAATCTTAAGTTGTGAAAAGAATTATAATTACTACCAAACCTGTCCGTAAAGCCATTATCATTAGTAAACCACTCAGACTCTATAGCTCTACCAACCTGTAAACCATACTCATAAGTAGCTTTTTCTGCATCTGGTACTACCTGATCTGGAAAAGAACTATTGTAATTAGTATTTATCATTTATTTTATTTTTGAATTATAACCTGTGTTATCATATTTTTTAATACCTAAGTTTATAGATTTTTTTTGCCTAACAGCTATAGGTGTATACCTGTTTTTATTACAAGCCATTATAGCTAAACCTGAACTTATCGAAGCATCATGCTTTGTTCTATTGTTTATATTGAACGCTGCCCAGTCTTCTAATGTTTTTTGATGGTACATATCTCCATGACCTAACTCACTAGACCCAACATATTCCTCTATGTAAGACTCTATAGCAGCAGCATGTGATTGTTTAATATCTTCACTTGAATTAGGTATTCCACCTATTTCTCTTTCTGTTGTAGAGAGTTTGTTCCAAATCTTATCAGGACGATTAATTGAAAAACCTCTGTAACCTCTACGTTTAAAATAGTATAATAATCTAGGTTTATTATTTTCAGCAAGTATAGGCATGCCATAAAATATACAAGCCATTAGAACATCTTCAAAAAATATCTCAGCCGTTTGAGGTCTTGATATATATTCTAAAAAAAAATGATTAGGCGGTGCGTCTTCCATTGAAAACTTAGTTAATCCGTGTAAAGCTCCATTAGAGCCTTTACCATCAACAGTACCGCTAATGTCGTAACTATCACAGCCAAAAGCTCCAATGTGTTCGTTACCAGGATATTTACCTCCATTTTTATTAATTATTCTATTTTGAATATTAACTGGTGGCACCCAGCTAATTTTAAATCTTCCATCTTTATTAGGTTTAAATAAAACCTTAGAATCTTTAATACCGTTTTCCCAAGAAAAACTACCTATTGTAATAGCTGCTTTATTATTAGCCTCTTCGTTGTAATCTATCTGTTGGTATATCTTAGTTAGATTAAATAAAGATGATTTAGCTTCATCTCTAAAGGCGTGTTGTTCAGTTCTTGGAAACTGTCTATAATACTCGTTTAAACTATCTTGATCAGATTTTAAACCGTCGACCTCGTTTTCCCAGTGTTCAATAACTCCTGTTGTAATTTCATAACCATCAACTCCTTTGACTGTATTTTTACCTCTAATGAAGACAGGTAGTCCATAAGTATCGATGAATCCCTCATAGTTCCATTCCATAGGAATGAACAAGCTATAGAGTCCAGAAGATGTTTGTCCGTTTCGATTTCTTTTATTAACGTCTGAATTGTTGTATAATTTTTTGAAATTGTCTCCACCTTTATCTAAAGCATTTGAAGTTGAGCCCATCATACATTTACCTACGATCCTTGATCCTAGACGTAATGTAGTTTTTGTAACTCTCCAGTTATTTAATATATTATCAGGTCTTTCCCATTTACCACTT